ATAGTTGTAGCAGAACCTGAACTGTTTGATATGTTTCTATTTAAAGATCTTTCAAAATCTTGTGCCATATATCTCCTTTACTATAATGCTATTGCCATTGCAACTGCAAAACCTGCACTTGCTGCGTTTAAGTTTGTTAATTGACTACCATCTACTGCTGGTAACTTAGCAGAGCCATCTAATTGTACTATTTTACTAGCTGATGTTCCAACGTCTACAGCTATAGTTCCTGATGAAGTAATAGTACCACCAGTTAATCCTGTTCCAGCAACAATTGATGTAACAGTTCCTGCATTTTGTGGTGTAACCTGTGAAAATGTTATAGTGTCAGATCCAAGACTAGCTGTGTTGTTAGTTGTACATAAAAATATTTTATTATCATTTGTAGATCCTTGATTAACAACAATCATTTGTCCTGATAATTCAGATATAGTATCAAACTGTGTATCTCTAGAAGCTGTTCCACTAGCTACAACTGTATATAATCCATTCTGTGATCCAGTTGATTGATCTTTTACTAATACTCTGTCTCCAGTAGCAAGTGTAACTCCATCAATAGTATCACCATTTTGTAAATCTGCTGATAAATCTACATTTGCTGTAGTAGCAACTTCAGCTATAATTCTTGTTCTAAGTCCTGCAACAGCATCATTTACATATGTTGTACTAGCTTTTGCATCTAATTGTGTTTGTACATTTGATGATACTCCATCAAGATGTCCAAGTTCTGTGCTAGTTACATCTGATACTGCAATCTTTTGTGATCCATTAGATATTACAGCTCTGTTTGCTGTAAGACTTGAAGTTGCAATAGTTGAACCTGATCCAGTAAGAGTTGCTTGTTTACCATCAAGTTGTGTTTGTATTGCTGAAGAAACACCATCTAGATATCCTATTTCAGTACTTGTAACATCACTTACAGCAATTTTACCTGAACCATTAGATATAACTGCTCTATCAGCTGTTAAGTTTGAACTTACAACAGTAGATACAGCTCCACCTGTTCCAGTTAGTTTGCTGTCTAATTGTGTTTGAATATTTGAACTGACACCATTTAGATGACCAAACTCTGTATTTGAAATTGTACCATCATGTATTTTGGTTGCATCAATAGCTGCACTGCTAGATATTTTTGCATTATTGATTGCAGAATCTTGTATGTTAGCAGTAGCTATAACATCTGTTGGTATAGAGTTATTTGTTTTAGATAGTATTGCTACATAGATTACAAGAGTTTCATTTGATAATGATCCTGAATCAAAAGTAACATTTACTGTTGTGTTTGTAGAAAATGATGAACTTGCAATTGTTCCAAAGATTGTTCCTGTAGATGATCCTACAGCTTTTATTCTTCTTCCTGCATGATAAAATCCTGTAACATCTACTCCTGCTACTGTAAATGATGTGCCACTTGCATATGCAAAAGTATGTGCACCATCTCCATCACCATAGATTACCCATTGGGCATCATTGTACCATTCTCTTGTATCAGCTGCTACAGCTCTAAAAGCATCATTAATATTTGAAGGTAACATACCTTCAGCAATACTAATACCTCCTACAGATGTATTATTTGCTGCTGTTGTACTATAATCTTTTATCCCTGCCATATTTCTCCTTAATGCATAAACCAAGCAAAAGCTTTATCGCTTTCTGTATTGTTTTTATTAATTAATCTATTCACAGCTTCTTCAAGTTGTCTTTGAAAAAACTCTTGTGTTTCAAATGAATATCTTACGTTATCTATATTTGTTTTCTCACTCATCTATTACCTGCCTTTGTTGCAACAAAATCTACACCTTGTGCATGTGTAAATGTAGTTCCTGATGCAACTTTTACGTTTGCTCTTATATATCTTCCAGATTTACGAACAGGATTCATACCACTTGCATTTTGTGTAACTGATGATGAAGCTGTTTCTGTATCTGCTGTTCTTTCTTTTGTTTTTACTGTAAGTGTAGATACTGCATCTACTATTGGTCTTACACCTGTTATGTTAGCTCTTTGTCCAGGAAAAGGTTCTAGTTCAGAAGTTTCTATTTCACATTCATTATTATTTCCTGAAAAAATAGCTGCTTTAAAATTATTATCTATAGCTCCTAAGAATAACTGACCACCACTCCAAAAGTCTGTATCTAAAGCTGCATTAATATTTTCTAGATTTTGAGATATAATATCCATTAATTCTACTGTATATGCACCTACAAACTGTGAAAAAATTGTACTAGCATTTGTAATACCTAATGACCATTTTTTAGTTGCATAGTTGTATATTAATATTCTATCACAAATACCAGTTGTGTTTGAAGTATTATTAACGCTTGGGTACAACCATATTGCAAGTTGATTAAATGGATCTACTGCTGCACATATTCTATCTGTGTATGCTTTATTAAGATTTAAGTCAAAAAATCTATTAATTTTTTCTGCACCTATTGGTGTTATAGAATCACCTGCTAATTGATAGAATCCATCATCAGAATAAAAGAATACATTTCTATTATCTTGACATACTGTTCTACCATATACAGCTCCTCTATTTGGGGATATTACAGATAGTCTAAATACAACTGTTCCACCAACATAGTCCATACGAATTATTTGGTTTTGTCTAAATACATATCCAATCTCACCTGACGTAATGGCAACTATTTGACCACCTGATCCTGATAGATCCTGAAAGTCTGCTTGTTTACCTGACCATGTAGCAAGATCATTGATACCTGACCATTGTATTCTATTTTTATTACTAGGTTGATTACCTGTAACTAAAAAGTCTCGGACAACACCTGATACTCTAAATACTGGTGTAGTTCCTGCTGTAGCAATAGTGCTTAAATTTTTAAATTTTGTAGATGTTCCCATCTCATAATATTGAGCTGGATCTACTCCATTACTTGCAATTACATAGTTTCCAAATTGTGTAAATGTGATGTAATCTGTATCAGTTCCACTTAAAGGTGTTCCACCAGTAAAGTTTGTTACTGCTAATCTTGTAGGATCAGAAGAAGTTACAGTTAAATTATCTCCACCAGCTACTGTTCTTGTTACTGTAACTACATTGCCTGATGGATTTGGTGCTGAAAATCCAGATAAACCATTAATACCAAGAACACCACCAGCTCCAACAGCTATGTTATCTGCTGTAGATGCATTGTCTGATGCTATACTAAATTCATTTGCATTAGAAGTTGGATTTGTTGCTGTAGCTGTCATTGTTGTAGAGTTACCAGCATTATCCTTAAATGTAATAGTAGCTCCTGGAGAAATGTTAGCTGAGTCAGTTACTGTAATTGTAAAAGAAGCAAAAGAGCTAGTAGTTAATTTATTTTGTGCTCCTATCTCTGTGAAAGCTCCATTTTCTAATTTAAAAATAGTTTTGTTATTTGCAGTAAAATTAAAAACTGTATTTGTATTATCTCTAAAACTACCAGCTCCTCTAGAATCTTGATTCATAGTATTAGAACTATAGCTAACCAAAGATGGAAATCTTTTGTAACTATTAATAGTATGATATACGTTTGTTGCTACATTAGCTCCCTGTTTTAAATGTTCAGGTTGATCAGGAAGCCATTCTCCAAATGGTACTTGCATTATCTACCTCTATAAAATGATAAATCTGTTTGTACATCTGTTCTTTGTGTAACAGGTGCACCTCCATATGTATCTTGTCTATCGTTATTCTCACATCTTTCTAATGCAGTAGAATACATTTGTAACCATTGTGATAATTGTGTTTGATCTATTCCACCAAGAAAGTTAGCTGCATGATATAAAGATCCATATAAATATATAGCAGGGTGAGTTGCTAATATATAGTTTGATGTATTTGTACTACTTAATGTTGGTATAGCCTTATAGTATGATAAGTAACCTGTATACGCAGTATCAGGTGATGGACCAAATCTAAAAGTTTCTGCTCCATTATCACTTTCTATTGTATATGCTCTAGGTCTACCAGAACGAGAACCACCTTTTATTTCAAATAAATTGTGTGGTGTAATATATTCTAATGGATATTTTACTGAAGATTGTAATATATAAAATGATCTTACAGAAATAAATCCTGTTGGTACAGATTCTGTTTCACTATCTATTGTGATAGTATCAATCTGTTCCATTTGTCTAATTCTTAATTTAGCATTGAAGTCAGCTTCTGTTAATTTAATAAAATCATCTTGTATCTCATCTGTAAGATCTGATCTATTTAAGAAGTTTGCTATAGATGCTTTTAATTCTGTGTATGTTGATAATGCCATTATAATCTTCCTGATGCTGTTCTAAAATAACGATACTCGTTACTATTAAGTTTTAGTTTTAAAATTCTTCTTCTTTCTATTAATGGTATTGCAAACCAATTATTAGATCCGTTATATTCTTTGGCCCAAATCTGTAATACAAGGCTTGGTATACTAGCTACACGTTTGAGGTCTTTACTTTTAGAATAACCATCATTCATTGTGTATAATCTCTTATTCTTTTGCAGAATAGGATTTACATCTTGTGTAGATTTAATTGTAAGTTTACCATCAGGATCAACGAAATATTTAGTTCCGTCTGCATCCTTACCTCGTAGGATAGACATTATTCAGATAGTTGTGATACGTGTAAATTACCTGTTCCTGATGCAAGAATAACTGCTACTTTCTCACCTGGAGAAACTTTAAAATATTCTACATCTTTTGCAGGTACAAATATTTTACTTGTTGTAGCTGTTGGATTGCCACCGAACTCGATAAAGCAATCTACATCAGATACTATTCTAACAAAAAATATACTTCCACCAAAAGCTGCACTTTGTGCAGACGTTCCACTAGAACTTACTTTTTCGTGACTTACTACTTTTAATGCGTGATTGTGTGCCATTGTTTCCTTTTTATTTGTTAGGGGAGATTGCTCTCCCCTTAATTAATTATCTTCTTATTACAAATGTAACAAGACATTTTTTAGCTCCAGTAGAGCCTCCGTCTGTAAGAATTTCAATAGTACCATTTTCTTCTACTCTATTAAGAGCAGTTGGTACTGCTGTATCTACATCTCCAGCAGCTGATCCTGAATGGGCAACAGTTATGCCACCACCAGTTACAGCTACTCCACCGATTTCAAAAGATAATGCAGCATTCCCACCTGATATAGCACCTTGTAAAGCAGTAATAATTTTAATTATTTTACCACCATCAGGTACTG